ACTTTAATTGCAGCAGAACAAGACGGAAGAAAAGCAAGACTCATGGAAATTGATTCCCATTATTGCGATGTTATATTAACAAGGTGGGAAACACTAACAGGTAAAAAAGCGGAATTAATAAATGGATAGAATTCCCTCATTCCAAAGAGACCACAATAATTTAAACCCCGGAATATATCTGCAAGAAGTAAAACACAATATTGCAATATACGATTTGAGGTTTGTTAAGCCAAATACAGTATTTATTCCGATTGAAGCAATGCACACAATAGAACATCTATGTGCAACATATTTTAAAATCCACAGCGATATAAAGGACTTTGTTATATCCTTTAACCCCGGCGGATGTCAAACAATGTTCTATTTGGAAATATTAAACTTACAAAATATCGACGTAAAAGAAGAAATATTGAGATTTATTGAATGGGCCTTTTCTCAAACCACCATTCCGGGTGCAACAAAAGAAGAATGCGGCAATTATAAATCTCACAATTTGAAGTTAGCAAAGAAATGGTTATTTGATTTTTACAAGGTTTTATTATATGGCAAGACCGAGGAAAATTAACAAAGAAATTGTCAGTAAATTAGAACAAGGATTTAAAATCGGATTAAACGACACAGAATGTTGTGTTTATTGTGAAATTAGCCGAGAAACCTTTTATAAATATCTTAAAAAAAATCCGGGGTTTTCTGACAAAATTGAGGAATGGAAAAAGCTCCCCATTGCCAAGGCAAAATATACAATATACAAAAACCTAGATGACCCAAGTGTTGCAAAGTGGCTGTTAGAAAGAAGAGATAAAGATTACTCCACAAAAATAGAACAAGAAGTTAAAACCAATCAACCGTCAATAACTCTAAAAATCGAACGTGCTGAAATTAAGGATGTAATAAACGATATAGATAATTTGGCCGATGAATGATTACGATTTATATATAGACAGATTGGAAAATAATTTACGTTATAGAACGGCAACTGCTAATGTTTGTTGTGAAAGTTTTAAAAGATATTTATTATCTGTATTCTATATAATCAATGGTACAAAATTTAAATTAAAGCCCTTCCACAAGCTCGTTATTAAAAAATTACAAGCCCTTGTAGAAAGTAAGAACACAAAAAGAAATCTCGCCTTGTGTTTGCCAGTAGGCAGCGGAAAATCATTAATAACTGAATATTTTATTACATGGTGCTTTGCAAGGTCTGTTAATAATACGTTTTGTTACACATCGCATTCTGACAGATTAATAAATAAGCTTTCTAAAGAATGCAAAGATATTATCGAAAATGAACACTGGCAGCTTTTATTTGAACATCCTTTAAAACAGGATGACCGTCAAAGAGTAAATTTTAGCTTTGCAGGCGCTAAAAACAGAACAGGATTAACCGCCGGAACAACAGGCGGAGCGATAACAGGTCTTGATGCCGGCAATCCTAACATTGAAGGTTTTAGCGGAGCGCTTATAATAGATGATCCGATGGATGCAGGGAACGCTCGTTATGAAACCGCAAGAGATGAAGTTGTTACTTATTACGATGAAAAGTTATCAACAAGACGAAGAACGCCGGAAACTCCGACAATCTTAATCATGCAAAGGCTTCACCTTGACGACTTAGTCGGATGGATTGAAAAAAATGAACCTGATTTATGGGATATCGTTAAAGTTCCTGCTCTCGATGAAAACAATAACAGCTTTTGGCCGGAAAGATATCCTGTTGAAGAATTGGAACATATACGGAGTGTAAATAACTTTAAGTTCCAATCGCAATACCAACAAGAACCTATTGCCGCCGGTGGAGCTGTTATTAAAACCGAATGGTTTAAATATTATCCTACGAACTTAGAGTTCAAATATAAAGCCATTTATATAACAGCCGATACTGCTCAAAAAGTAAGAGAACACAACGACTTTTCAGTTTTCATGGTTTGGGGAATTACCCAACAAGGAAAGCTTCATTTATTGGATGAAGTAAGAGGAAAATGGGAAGCTCCCGACTTAAAAAAACAAGTTAAGAACTTATGGTTACGTTGGGCAGATGGTTTAAACTGGGTACCTTGTTCAGGAATTTACATCGAGGATAAAGCATCAGGAACTGGACTTATTCAGGAATTAGCAGCAGAAACCGCAATCCCTGTTTTACCGTTACAAGCGGATAAAGATAAATTGACAAGGCTCGAAGCGGTTTTATCTCATATAGAAGCAGGAAACGTTTTATTACCTGACTCACCTGAAAACAATAAAGAATTAATTGCAGAATGCGAAGCATTTACAAGAGATGACAGCCACAAACACGATGACCAAGTCGACACTTTGGTATATGGTATCATGGTTGGTTTGAGTCACTTTAATGCTTCAATATTAGATTTGGAATTATTTTAATAATGACTAAAAAAAAGAAAAATATTGTAAACAATGCTTTGGCTGATGAGGTTTTTGATATACCCGCTGAGGCTTATTTAGGCGGTGCGCCTGTTTCAACATTTGGTGGTTTATTTGCATCAACTTTACCAGTCTTTATAACTTTAAATGCTTGGTGGCAAATAACATGCGAGTATGCTCACAATGGCTTTATGCAAACAGCAGTCAATCAAATTGTTGATGATGCTTTTCGAAATGATGGCATGCAGATCAATACTAAAACTCTTGACGATGACGAACTTGAACAACTCAAACAAGCTTTAGAAGATAACGGCGACATTGAAGCAATGAAAGACTCAATTCGTTGGGGACAAGTTTATGGCGGCGGTGTTTTATTAGCGAATACAGAGCAAGATCCTTCTTTGCCTTTAGATGAAAAACAATTAAAAGGTACAAATTTAAAGTTTTTATCAACAGATCGTTGGCATTGTGACAGCCTTGGTGTAAATATTGAAGTCGCTAAAAAATTCAGATTTTTAAGTGATCCAAGGGATATAACAGCGCCTTCTGTGGACTATGATAGAAGCCGAGTTGGCACATTTACCGGTATAAAATCACCTGAATATTTAAGAAGTATTTTATGTGGTTGGGGATTGTCAATATTTGAGGCAGTCTTACCACCATTAGCGCAATATTTGAAAGCCATGGGCGTAACACTTGAGCTTTTGGATGAGGCTAAAATTGACATTCTTAAGATAGCAAACTTAAACTCTTTGGCCACAAGCGCAAATGGTAAAAGACAAGTCAGAGATAGAATCAGACTTTTTGCAGAACAGAAGAATTATAAATCAGTTGGTGCTATGGATGTTACCGACGATTATTTACAAAAACAAGTTAATTTTTCAGGTTTACCAGAAATGATTACTCAAATCCAATTCTTAGTTTGTTCTGCTTTAAAAAGACCTTATTCTAAAGTATTTGGAAAAGGTGGAAACGGTTTAAGTGAACAAACATCCGACCTTGAAAACTATAATTCTCTAGTAGATGCGGAAATTAGACAGCCTGCAAAAAATCTCTGTAAATGGGTGGTTGATTTAAGATGTTTGCAGCTATTTGGCCGCAAAGTTCCTGATTTAAAGATTTCATGGAAACCTTTAAGAACTATGTCGGAACAAGAAGAAGCCGACATCAAAGATAAAGAGTTTGCACGATATATGCAGCTATTTGACAGACATCTTATAAAAGGCCAGGCCCTTGCAACTCACTTGGTACAAGAAGGAATTATTCCATTCACAGAGGATGAAATTAGTGCAATTGATGACGACTTTCAACCTGATGAAATAAGCAATATTAAAGATTTATCTGAAGCATAATGAACACAGCAAAATATATCGAAATTAGACAAAAGTATGTAAAGGCAATTCAAAGAGGAATGCAGCAGTACTTTTGGGATAATCTTTTTAAAGAATTATTTGCTATATTTCAAGATAACACGATACTCAACTCAAAAAGCGACTTAATAAATGCCATACAAACAGGGCGAATATATTACTATCAAGGCGCATTTAGAACTCAAAAGAAGTTCAGCAACAATGTCGCTTTAGAACTTGAGAAAATGGGTGCTAAATTTAAATTTGGTGCTTATTACATAAATGAAGCATCAATTCCATTAGATGTTCAAAATGCATTGTCTATTATGCAAGTTAAAGGCGCAGCTCAAATGGGAGCTATAGACAAAATATTAGCAACATTTACAGCTAAGACTTTAATTCCATTAGAGAAATTTATAAAAGAAACCGTTAAACTTGGTTTCAGGCAGCTTGAAACAGACATTTTAAAAGAAGCCATTGATAAAAAAGTTCCGGTTATTGAGCTTGGCCTTGCAACTCCAAAAGTAAAAGGACTTGAAAAGGCCGCAAAAGAACTCGATAAATGGCACGATAAAAGAGAAAAAGAAGCTGAGCGACTAAGAAAAGAATTAGCCGAAGCAGAGAAAAAGAAACAAACTGCAAGAGCTGAGGAACTACAAAACAAGTTAAGACAGCATAACTTTGAAACCATAACCGAAGCTCCAGAATTAGATGTAAAGATTGAAGATTTGGATGTAAATTACAAATCGGCCAAGATTGCTGAAGATTACATCTATAACATGAATTTTTGGATTAAGAAGTGGCAAACTAAAAACATTATAAAGATGCGCTCCGATATTATGGACTTATATCAAAAGGGCGCTCGAATACCTGAAATACAAGCATATATTGAGAACCGTTGGAAAATAGCAAAAGACAAAGCTGCATTCCTTGCAGAAAATGAATGCGGACTTGTAACGACAGCGGTACAAGCTGCAACATGGCAAGAGTCAGGAGCAGATGAGTTTATATGGGAACGCTCCGTATCAAGAGAAAAAAGGCCCTTGCATAAAACATATTATGGTGAAAAATTCAGATTTGATGAACCGCCAATATTAGACGAGAAACTTGGCATTAGAGGTTTACCACGTCAGATATGGAATTGTAAATGCGGAATGCGCATTGTAGTTCCTTCTATAGATAAAATAATGCAAGCAAAAAAAGAACAAAGAAGCATATATAAGAGAATACAAAATGCAATCAATAAAAGTACAAAACGCACTGATTCAGCTTGGAGATACAAACGATTCACAGAATGGGAGACCGTTTAAATCAAGGTTTATTCAGGCAGGGATAGCCGGATATCCTAACCAATTTGGAACGGTATTAATTACCAAAGAAACGCTCGACAAGTTCGTTCATACCCTTGAAGGCAAGCCGGTTATTATAAACCATAAAGACGATATAAAACCAGAAGATGAAGTCGGAAAGGTTGAGCAAGTTTGGTTTAATCCTGAAGACGGTTGGTTTTGGTGCAGCGGTTATTTAACAGACGAAACTGCAATCAATCTTATAAAAGACAAGAATTGGAGCGTATCCTGTTCTTATGATGTTTTACTTCTTGACGACGAGGGCGGCACTGAAAATAATGTTAAATACGACCAAGAATTCTTAAACGGTGTATTTACTCACTTGGCCATTGTTGAGAACCCACGCTACGAAAGGGCAAATATAGTTGTTAATAGCAAAACGCAAATATTAAACAATAATTTTAATCCAAATCAGAAAAGAAATGAAAGAGGGCAATGGGTAAAAGATGATGCATTAATACAAGAAAAAAAAGATAAATTAGTGCCTGTCAAAATTAGCAGTGATGAAATTCCGTCTTTTAAAACAAAAAAAGATCTTTCTCTTTGGGTTAAAGGTATATTTGCCGAGTTGGGAAGTTTAAATATTGCTGATACTAACACCGAAGTAATATTAACTGGTGCAAGCGCCAATCGAGAAACCGAAAAACGTCGAGCAACAAGAGAAGAAAACAAGGCAGTTTTTCAAAAGTTTCAAGAAATGGTTGAGAAAGCAATTAAAACAGATGAACGAGTTGCAGACAAAAACCATATTCATGATCAAGATTTATATTATAACAAGATGGAAATTGACACAATTCCTTATGAGGTCGAATTAATATTTGATTATTTAAAAGCAAATGATGAGTTTAGATATGCAGGTCATAAAATATTAAATAGCATTAAAATAGCACCTAGTCTCACGCAGGCTTTTAATGCTCTACCGACCGCAGGTGCTATTAATATTATGAACGATTTTGTAATAGATTTCAAGTCTAATA